TCCGATTGGTTGTTGATGTTGGATAGCGATGAGCAACTCTCAGTTGAAGCATTTGATGCTTTATGCGACACCGCCCATGACAAAGAACGCCCTGTTGTTGCAGGTTTAGTCTTTGCAGGTTTCGGTGTTCCTGGCAAAACTTATCCAAAACCCGTTCCTGCAATCTTTCAGGATTCACCACAAGGATTCTTGCCCTTGTATAAATATGACAAGAACTCAGTTTTTGAAATAGATGCAGCAGGTACAGGTTGCCTGATGATTCACAGAAGCGTGTTAGAAAAGATGCGCGAGGTTGCAGACCCAAATCAAGGCAAGGATTGGTGTTGGTTTTGGGATGGGCCTGTCAACGGAGAATGGATTGGTGAGGATTTACTTTTCTCACGAAGAATCAAATCACTTGGCTATCCAATCCATGTGAATACTTCAGTAATACTTCCGCATCAAAAGTCGTTTTGGTTAGATGAAAGTCATCACGAAGCATGGAAAGACTAAAGAAACTTCTTCGCAGAAAGCCGAAAGAAACGGCAACTGCGGAGCCACAATTAGAACGAGCAATCCTGCCGAAAGCAGAAAAGAGGATAAAGCGTGGCGATCACTAACGGTTATTCCACACTTGCCGAGTTGAAGGCAGCATTGACAATCACCGATTCAACAGATGATGCAGCTCTTGAAGCAGCCATCAATGCAGTAAGTCGAATGATTGATGACTACACAGGGCGATTCTTTTACAAAGACGGCACAACACAATCACCTGTTGCCCGGTATTACACCGCCCTTGATCCTTGGACAATGAATGTTGATGACATCACCACAATCACACAGATTGCAACTGATGACAATTTCAATCAATTATGGGATACCGTGTGGGCAACAAGTGATTACATGGTTGAACCCATCAACAACCCACGAAGAGGCTGGCCGTTCACAAGAATCCTTGCAATCGGGCGCTATGTATGGCCTTACTATTTGCCACAGGCTTGCAAAATCACAGGTGTGTGGGGTTGGAGCGCGGTGCCTTATGAGGTGCAATCAGCTTGCTTGATTCAATCCTCACGCATCTTTGTTCGCCGACAATCACCATTTGGGATTGCAGGAACACCTGAACTTGGAACTGTCAGACTTACCTCACGCCTTGATCCTGATGTTGAAGCCTTACTTCGACCTTTCCGCAAGAACAATGGGTTGGCAAAGTAATGAACCCAAGTCAAGTTCGAGATGGTCTCAAAACAAGATTGCAAACAATTTCAGGCTTACGAGCCTATGATTTGATTCCTGACACAGTAGTTCCGCCTTGTGCGGTAGTAGGGCAATTAGATTTCACATTCGACATTGACAATGCTCGCGGTCTTGACCAAGCGCAGGTTGATGTCCTTGTGATTGTGCAACGCTTTTCAGAGCGTGCTGGACAAGACAAACTTGATGCATACCTTGCAGGTACAGGTTCAAGTTCTATCAAAACAGCAATTGAAGGTGATCGCACTCTTGGGGGAACAGTCAACACCTTGCGAGTTACAGGTGCCGAAGCAGGTACTTATGATTCACAGGGAGTCACATTTCTTTCCTATCGTTACAGAATCACGATTTGGGGATAAGGAGAACCAATGACATACACCGTCATCTCAGATCGAGAGGTCTGTGGCAAAAAGAAGGGTGAGTCAATCACCGACAAAGAACTTGTTGATGCAGGAGTAAGCGCAGAAGCACTCATTTCTGCAAACCACATCAAGGCAAGCAATGCAGTATCACCATCCATCAAACCAGCAACAGAAGGAGTGACCAACTAATGGCACGCATCGTTCTTACAAACGCCTTCATCTCTGTTGGTGGAGTAGATTTGAGCGACCTAGTCAGCTCAGTCTCGCTCTCATCAACATTTGATGTCGTAGAAACAACAGCATTTTCATCATCATCAACAAAGACTCGCGTGGCAGGTCTTGCAGACAATTCAATCACTCTTGAATTTCATCAGGATTATGCAACAGGCGAAGTTGAACAAACAATTTATCCATTACTTGGAACAGTTGCAGCAGTAATTGTGAAGCCAAATGGCGCAACAACAAGCGCATTCAATCCTTCATATACCTGCCAGGCGGTAATTTCAGAATGGACTCCACTTAACGGAGCCGTGGGCGAACTTGCCAGCGCATCTGTGTCCTGGCCCGTAACTGGCGCGATTACTAAGGCGGTTGCATAATGCCAAGACTTGTATTAACAAACGCATCTGTCGTTCTTGCAAGCACAGATATTTCTCAATATGTTACAAGCATTTCATTAAATACAACATTTGACATCGTTGAGACGACTGCGTTCGGAAGCACAGCAAAGACCAGAGTTGCCGGACTCGCAGATAATTCCGTGAGCCTTGAATTCAACCAGGACTATGCAACATCGGCAATTGAGCAAACAATCTATCCATTACTTGGAACAGCAGCCACAATTGTTGTAAAACCAGTCGCAGGAACAACAACAACAGTCAATCCTCAATACAGTTTTTCTGCGGTTGTGTCAGAATGGACTCCGTTGAACGGTGCCGTGGGCGAGTTAGCAACTGCAAGTGTGTCGTGGCCTATCAGCGGCGCAATTACAAAGACAACATCATAAAAAACTAAGGGGGAAATAAAATGGATGGATTAAGTATCAAAATCGTAACAAATGATGATGTGGAAAAAGTGTATTCGCTTCGACCACGCATCATTGTTGACTTTGAACAAAAGTACAACAAAGGACTTGCAAAGCTGATTGGCGAAGAGCAAAAACTAGAACACATCTATTTTCTGGCTTGGTTAGCCTTGAAGCATAACGGAAACATTATCAAGCCCTTTGGCGGAGACTTCCTTGATACACTCAAAGAAGTTTCATTGGTTGCAGACCCAAATTCCGAATCCACAGAGATAGCCTGATCTATTCAATAGCAGCGATTTCTGTGGAGACAGGATTATCTCCAACTGATCTACTTGATGCCCCCGATGGCATACTTGAAGCAATAGTCATATATCTGAAAGAACGAGCGAAGGCGCGAAGCAAGTAATGGCGGAAATCAATTACAAAGTTGTGATGCAAGGCTTGACCGAAAACATCATCGCCCTTGAACGCTTCGCGCCTGACCTTAAAAGAGAACTGAATAAAGAGATTCGTGGAATCCTTGCACCAATTGTTGTTGAAGCAAAAAGTTATCTTCCAAGCAATGACCAAATCCATCCTTCAGGGTGGGCAAAAGGTGGATTCAAACGATTCAATGGCATTGGGCCGTTAGCGCAAGATCAAACTCGTGGTTTTATCGCATACGATGCTGAACGAGCTAAAGCAGGAATCAAACAAACTGCTGCAACTACCAAAAAGAACGGCACAGGTTTTCGGAACACTTATGGAGTTGTTCAACGCGATCCAGGTGGAGCAATCTTTGAAACGGCAGGTCGAGGAAGTGCGGCATCACGCTCACGAAGCAAGACAAGCCGTTCACGCAATCCACAGGCTTCACAACACTTTATCGGTGTGATTCAAAGAGAGCATGGCGCATTGCCAACTGCTCGCGGTGAAGGTAAAGATAAAGGTCGCGCACTCATAAAAGCCGTTGATAACAAAAGATACAAAGCATTGCAAGGAATTCGTGAGGCAGTTGAAAAAGCCTCTGCAAAAGCACAGGCACGCGTTGATGCCGCAGTCAGTCAGAGAGAGGTGTAAATCATGGCAATTGTTGAGCGGATTATCACCGTCTATAATGACAAAGGTTCCAAGCAAGCGGTCAAAGACCTCAAAGGTCTTGAGAAAAATTTTGCCAATGCAGGAAAAAAGATTGCAAAAGCATTTGCAGTTGCAACAGTTGCCGTGGGTGCATTTGCCGTCAAAACAGGTGTTGATGCCGTAAAAGGTGCAATTGAAGATCAAAAATCACAAGCACTTCTTGCCAATGCTTTGCGTAACACCACAGGTGCAACAGATTCCGCGATCAAAGCTACTGAAGAATATATTTCAAAGCAACAAATGTTGGTTGCCGTATCTGACACAGAACTTCGTCAGAGCCTTATCACCCTCACCACGGCAACAGGTGATTTGACACAGGCACAGGCTCTTCAAAATGTTGCTCTTGATACCGCAGCCGGCACTCAAAAAGATTTACAGACAGTTTCCTTAGCAATTGCAAAGGCATACAATGGCAACATTGGCGCACTCACAAAACTTGGCGTGAGCATTGACAAAACAATTGTCAAAAATAAAGATTTCAAAGGCGCAGTTGATGCCTTAACAAAAGCATATGGTGGCGCTGCAATTACCGCAGCAGATAGCCTTGAAGGTCGTTTGAAGCAATTGTCACTTGCTTATGATGAAATCCTTGAGACTTTAGGGTATGCCCTTCTTCCTGTCATTCAAGAATTTGCAGAATACATTGTCGCAAATGTGCTTCCTGCACTTGAGACATGGGTCAACACAAACAAGGATGAACTTGCAGCAGGTTTAGAAGGTTTAGGAACAACACTTCTCCAAGTTGGTAAATTGTTGGCTGGATTCTTCAAAGTAATTTCCGAGAATTTGGGTGCAGTAAAAGCATTCGCAGCAATCTTTGTTGGCGCAAAGTTAGCAACAGGTATTTATGGCGTTGTGACTGCAATCGGTCTTTTGCGATCAGCTTTTGTCAAGCAAACAGCAGCAGCAACCGCCGCAGGTACGGCAACCGCGTTTGCCACAGGCGGTGCTTCGGCAATCGCAGCAGCAGCAGCCATTGGCGGTTTCGTTGTTGCAGCAGGTGCAGCATATGTTGCAATCAATAAACTGACAGATGCAACCGATAAGGGTGCAGAATCAACTCAAGCATACAATTCACATTTGAGTGAACTCAACGAGTTTGCAAAGCAGTTTGCAATCAATAATGCAAAAAACACCAAAATCATCAACAAAAACATAACTGAAACAAAACAATTAACTGCTGCTGAAAAGAAAGCCGCTGAAGTTCGTGCTGCAATCAAAAAAGCAGGTCTTGACAAATTTGGCATCAAAAATGTTTCAGATACAGACCCAATTCAGCTTGAAGCAGCACGCCTGAATCTTCTGAAGCAAAATAACCTAGAAGAGCAACGCCGACTTGCAGCAATCATTGAAAACATGAATGCTCAAATGAAGGCAAACGAAGCAGTTCAGCGATATGTTGATTTGCTTGCAGTTGTTGCAGATCAAAACATTTCAGCCGAAGAAGTTATCCTTCTATCCCTCAAGTGGGGAATTAGTCAGGAAGCCGTTGTTGCTTACACAACCGCCATTTTTGCAGTCAATGATGCAAAACTTTCAACAGAAGAAATTGATCTGCTTGCAAAGCAATGGGGAGTTACTAAGCAACAAGCAGAGATCTACCTTGATTTCTTCAAAGCGGTCAATGATGGAAAGTTAGATCAAACCGAAATCAACGGTTTGATGGACAAGTGGGGTCTGACTAACAAAGAAGTCAAGGATTATGCAGACAAGATTTCAAAGGGTGTAACTCCATCGGATTTGTGGCCAACACCTGGAAATCAAGCAGCAAAGTCATGGAAAGATGCACTTGATGCTTTGAATGCTTACCTTGCAGCATTAGGTGTGAAACTTTCACCAACAGGGCCGACAGTTACAACACCAGACGGTGGCGGTGGTGGCGGTGGCGGTGGCGGTGGCGATACATTCCTTCCTGTATCAACTGCGCTAATCAATAAAGCAGTTGAAGATTTAGGCGGAGTGATTTCGGTCATTGGAGCTAATGGTAGAGAATTCACAAAACTTGTTGAGAATACTGCACCTGTATTTCAAACCTTAGAAGATAGTGTTGCAAAGAATGCTTTTATATCTCAAGGAATTGTCACTCAACCATTTGATGCAGGTTCATTCAGAACGGCAGAAGGTGGAAGTTTATTCTCATCAGGTGCAGTTGGATCACGCGATGTCATTGTCAATGTTTATGGAAGTGTGACAACCGAGAACGACTTGGTCACAACTGTTCGAAACGGTTTGCTTCAAGGGCAAAATAACGGTCAAGCAATTGTGAAATCAGCGGTGGCACTCTAATGGCTATGCCTACGCTTGGCGTTGCAGTTGACTTTGCCAACGGCCCTGCCTTCGGCAATCCACTTATTCTTGGTGATGCTTCAACGCCGCTTGGCGTGGGCATCCTGGCAGATAGCCCATCAGAT